AATAAGTTGCTAAGTTACCAACGTTATCTATGCTACCAGATGCAGCAGTACCTAAAGTAAGAGTCTGTCTAACAGTCTGGGAATAGTCTGTGACTTCTGTCCACCCAGCATGGGATGCCATAGTATCACCAGCAGCAACTGTACCAGCCGCCTTTAGCCCTACGTACCATGCGGTAATCTGGGTTGCAGCATCAAAGCAGGAACTAAGTACATGGTTTAGTCCGGCAGTTACAACTAGGTTCTTCTTGCTCTCGCGCCATTTTTCAATGCCGTTGGAATCATAGCAAACAAACTCCCATACATTCTTTAGGCCGAGGTTCATATCTGATTTATGTGTCATGTGTAAGCCTCCATCGGCCTTCATTGTTGGTTTTAAGGTAATCAATTTGGATACTCTACATCTGTCCAAACAGTAGAAACATCACTAACATTATCCCAGAGGAATTCGCCAGAAGATGTAACATTCATTGTAGAGCCTACAGATATAGACTCAGCATGGTTGGTTGCGTTAACATAAGTCATAGTAAGTGGGATGGTTATAGAACTTACAGCAGAAAGTATACTGCTATTTGTGTATCCATTGTCAACACCAAAAGAAATATCATTCTCAAAGGTAAATCCACCAGCGCCTGCTAGGGCATTCTGTAATCCAAATGATATAACCGTTGACATTGAATTTGTAGAGGCGTGAACCTTGCCCAAGTTATTAGCAAAGGATGCAGCAGCGGCAAGCGTTCCTACATTTATATTACTATATCCACTAGATACTGCAAGAGTAGAAGTGTCAGCCTTTGCTGGAGTATTCCAATTAATTCCTATAGCAGACCAAGTTATAGGCGTAGTTGCCTCTGCCCATGTGATCGGGGCTGTCACCAGTAACCACTCGTATTCATAACTCTAAGTGCGGAACCTGAATGACGATCTCTATTATCCTGCTCCTGCATATCTGTTATAGCCTGTTTAAATCCCGCAGCCCATAACTGTACTCTAGGATCATTCATAATGAATGGCTCTGCCTCTAATAGGCATCCGTAAAGATAGACATCAGGGGCGTTAATAATCATCCAGTTAGTCGTAGCCGCCGCAGTGAGAGCGTCAAACTTCTTGTAGAATAACATCTCTATAGTCAGGGCGCTTCCGGGGATTGGGCCTAACTGAATCTCATCAGCAATGATGGTGTACATCTGCGGAGTTCCCGTTAGTGTGCTGCCGTACAGCCTGTCGTATATCTCAGGTGTGACGTACTGCATGGGAACTATGGGGTTTTCGTTCATTTGCAAGTTACGCATCTGAATGAAGCCGGTAGGCAGTGCTAGATTTCTCTGGCCTGATACTGTAGTCGCGGTCTGCTTATACTCCATAGCCCTGATACGCAAGAGTCTATTAAACCTTGCCTCACACAGAGCGATAAACTCTGGTATTCTATCTGTTAGATCATCTCTGTCTAACCAATTAGCAACAGCGGTGTTTAGTTCGCTGTAAGTTGCAATACTCATCTACGGTTAACGTAGTAGACTGCGTTGTTCAATGGGTTAAAGTTCTTCTGAACTGCTCCCGCATGAGTTGGGTTATATAGCCACATAGTTATAGCCTCGTTGGTGTGGTGCGTAGGAAAGCGTTATCAGGATCGTTGAGATATTTCTTCATCAACTTAGGGTCTTTTTCTATCGCGCCGTTAGTATCTTTCATCCACTGCTCCCATATCCCTACTGGGATAGATGCAACAGTCATTCCAGAAGTCTGTTTGCCGAACGCTAGTTTATTACCATAGTTATTTAGAAGCGCCTTATTCTTATTTAGGATATCCTCTGCATCCTGATGGGTCACAATACTAGATGTGCCGTCAGCATGATCTTCTACAGTAGTTAATCTTTCGTATTTCATAACGGTAATGATCCGGGAGTTTCTGACATCTTTTTTAATGATGCTACTGCTTTTGTAACAGACGCTTTCTCACTGTATGGTTTAGCCTTTACCGTCTTTTCTTTAGGTTCTTTAAGACCTTCTTTAAGTAGTGCTTTACTCATTAGTTCCTCTATGGGAATGGCCCCCCCGAAGGAGGGCCAAACACAATTACGCTGCTTTCACACCTATAACAGAGCCTGAAGCCTGACCATTCTTACCTCGAAGGCCATACTCAGCAATCATCATCTGTTTCATGGAGTCACCAGTCTTAGCAAGGGTTTCGGTCTGGAAAGGTCGTAGATAATCTACACTCCAAAAATCGTAATCCAAGACATACAACTGGTTTGACTGACAGAAACGGTTAGGTACAATTTTAAACGTACCGAAGTCCGTTACGATGACATCAATAGAGTTGATAGCGGCTGCTGGGGATGCTTTATCATGGTTGGAAACGATATCCGCAACGACTGAGCCAGCCAAAGCAGACATCTTAACCTTCAGTGAAGAGTCGCACATGATTACGTCAGGCGATCCACCGGCATTCCAAATCTGCTCGACACAGGTGTTAAGCATACCCATTGTCAAAACAACTGCCGCACCACTAGCGGTTTTTGCCGCCGATCCGTCACCGGGGTTAGCAACAGCGGCGGCAGTTGGGCCGTCGATGATGTTAGAGTCACCAGCGGTTGAATCACCAAGCCAAGAGTTAAGAGCGGCAGTTTTACGAGCCGTTCCAGACGCTCCAACAGTGGCGGTGTCGTTACCCGTCAGCATCAATTCCATGTCACGCTTAATTTCCTTCGCCCGCTTGGCCAATTGGTAGGCTTGACTGGATTTTCTTCCGGCCCAGTCTACTGCTTCTGCCGTGCCTGATGTTTGAACCGCTTTCTCAGAAATCTGAGTGTAGTTCTGCAGTTTGACAGGCTCAGTTACCGCCAGTGATGCGGGATCATCTCCCTCTAATTTTTGGTTAGCGGCGGCTGCGGCTAATTCATCCTTCTGCCACTCAAATAGAGTATTGGATGCCGTGCCACGGCCAGCCCCAGTAATGAACGGGGTGTCCATTGGACTAATGTTATATATGATATTACTCAAGTCCTCACGGATTTGTACGCCACCATAAGTTTCACGAGTATTAGTTGGTATTGCCATTGCAATATACCTCCTTAGTTAAAGTTCTACGAAATCCTCGAAGAGAGCAACAGAGTCATCTACATGACCACTCTCTTTAAGACGCTTCATTGATGCAGCACGTTTAGATTTCTCAGATGATTTTTTATTCCTACCTGACCCAGCCCTTATAACAGTAGGCTTATTCTTCAGTTTTTTCTTAACTATATCGGAAGAGTTTGCTCTGTCATGTAGCATAGCCTTTCTCAGAACAAGTAGTTGGCGATGATCTAGTAGGTTTTTCAACTCCTCTTCGTTAAATCCTTGAGTCGCTGCATAACCTTTTAGTTCCTGCGCTAAGACTGCCTGCTTTTCTGGATTACCCCATTCTGGGAGTTTTTCCAAAATAGCCTCTCTCTCGTAACTAAGAGATGCCGATCTTGACGCAGCCTCTTCTTCTTGATGCTTCTGAGCAGCCATATTTTGTGCATAGGACGCTTGCTGTATTCTTTCTTGGATATCTCTGTACTCGTCTTTTTTAGTGACAAATGTTATAGGGTCGGTAGCCCTCAGATGTTCCCAATCAATAGTCGCAAATTCGTCCATAGCGGACAGGGAGGATTGCATGGCCTGTTGTAATCCTTGAATGTACTGCTGACGCTCTTGCTGAATTTGGGCAACTTCGAATTGATACCTTTCGGCCATCGCTTCAACTTCCTGCCTTTGCTCAGACACTTTTTGCGTCTTTCTGGTATAGTCAGAGTAACGGGAGTATCCCTTAACAAGTTCGTCAAGGCTTACCTCAAGTTCTTCACCGTTAACTTTAACGGCGTAAACATCAGATTCCTCTTCCAACTCATCTTCTTCTGACTCTTCTTCAGATTCTTCTTCATCCTCAACGGAATCTTCTTCCTCTTCAGAAACCTCTTCCAATGGTTCGTCTTGAGTTTCCTCGGTAGACTCTACAACATCTTCAGTAGGGGCGCTTTCTTCAGTTTCTGGTTTGACCTCTTCAGGTTCCAGTAGTCCTAAGAATGCTGATTGTGCTTGATCAATACTTCCCTGTTCGGGGAGCGGGGCTGTTTGCGTATCCGCCATTTGTGTTCTCCTTAGATTTGGTATTCCTCAATCTTCCTCGCCATATCTCCTGTATCAACGATACTGGTTAGATGAAGGCGTATCCGTTCAAGGAGTCTTAACGAGAGCCAACACTGCTCCCTCGTATCTACATCGTGAACACCTGAGTTATTCCATGTGTCCTGTAAATTCTTTTCTAGTGTGTCAAATGATTCTTGCAGTAATGTATCTTGCAAAAGTCTTTGTGCGTGACGTTCTCTTTCGATGTCAATCATGTATTACCTATTGCTACTGCCCTGTTCTGTTCTTTCTCTAATGCGAGTTCAGCGACTTTAAGTTGTGCGTCTACCGCATCCTTCTGAGCGTCTTGTTGAATCTTCTGCATCTTAACCTGTACATCAGCCGCTTTAATCTCTAACTCTTTCTGTTTAAGTTGCATTTCCATCTTAGCCATCTCCTCTTCAGGGTTGGGTTGCTGTGGTTGAGGCGGTGGTGGCTTGGTTAAGAAGTCATCTACATTCTGGTAGCCCATTGCTTTAATCAATGCGGCTCCTATGTTGTACATATTATCTGGGGTTACGATTGGTAGCCCACCCTGCATTGCTTGTGATGCAAACTGTAGCATTTGGGATAAGTGCGACATCTGCTGATCCTTTGAGCCATTGCCTAAAGCAACAGATACCGTGCAGTCCATCTTGTCGCTCCACATATCTGGGCGAACAGGAACCCACTCGTTTCGCAACATTACTACTCGTTCCTTATCTTGATTCTTTAGCAGGAGTTCATATATACAGTACATCAGTTCTTTAACGCCTGTCTCCGCGAACTGACGGGCAATTAACTCTACCCTTGACTGGGCATTGGTCATCACCGCATTCACCGCTGTAGCCGTTGTATGGCTTGTCAGGGCATCCGCGTTGATACCTTGGGTGTTCTTGTTTACTCCTGTCCTTGCCTCTCTTATCTCGTCCAGATAACTGAGCATCTGGAAGGATTCGGGCTGTAGGGGAGGGGTTGCCAAGGGCATGACAGCGTTGGGGGATTTAACCCTTACCACACCGCCCGGGCGCTGGGTGAGCAAATCATCCAGATTCGCCTGACCTTCAAGCACAGCGTACCTACCAAAGTTCTGGTTATAGGCGTTGTCCATTAGGTTACGCATCAAGGTACTCTTAATGAGTTGTAAATCCATTACTAGATCAGCAACCGACAACCCAAAGAACTTATGTGGTATCTTTAAAGGAGTGATAGAAACAAGGGGAACCTTGTCTATTTCCTCATTTGAGAATATATAATCCCCTACTGTACAAACCTTACGTAGTTCTGCAATACCGTCATCGTTATAATCTGTTCTGATGAAGGATTCATGTAACCAATACTCTCTTAGAGCCTCTTCACCATTCTCGTTTTGTCCAGAACCCCAAGCAAAGGAATCATCAAACT